CAGAAGATCGTATCAGATTGATGGGAGATTATCCATTAAGAGATATGGAACAGACTGCTAGAGAAGTTAATGGAATACTATCAAAGATCTTTCGTGAGATAGGTCTTACACTTGTTGATTTTAAATTGGAGTTTGGTTATGATTCTGGACAAAATTTACTCCTTGCTGATGAACTATCACCTGATGGAATGCGGCTCTGGAAAGATGGGAAGAGTTTTGACAAAGACTTGTTTAGAAAAGGAGAAGGTGATATAGTAGAAGCATATAATTTTATCTTAGATAAACTGAGGAAGATTACGTGAATGATTTTTTATGGGTAGAGAAGTATAGACCTCAGAAAGTTGAGGATTGTATACTTCCTACTGATGTGAAGACCACCTTTCAGGCTTTTATAGATAATGGTGAGATACCTAATCTCCTATTATCAGGGACTGCTGGTGTCGGTAAAACTACTATTGCGAAAGCATTATGTAATGAACTGGGGGCTGACTTCTATGTCATTAATGGATCTGATGAAGGTAGATTCTTGGACACTGTACGCAATCAGGCAAAGACCTTTGCTAGTACTGTTTCTCTTACATCTACATCTCGTCATAAAGTTCTCATTATTGATGAAGCAGACAATACGACACCCGATGTACAACTCCTCTTACGGGCCTCGATTGAAGAGTTCCAAAAGAACTGTAGGTTCATATTCACGTGTAACTTTAAGAATAAAATAATAGAACCATTACATAGTAGAACAACAGTAATTGATTTCAATGTCCGTGGAAAATCTAAACAAGCTCTTGCAGGTCAGTTCTTTGAAAGATGCAGAGACATCCTTACCAGAGAGGAGGTACGGTACAATGACAAAGTGGTTGCCACAGTTGTCCAAAAGTACTTCCCAGACTTCAGAAGAACACTCAATGAACTCCAAAGATATAGTTCAACAGGTACTATCGATACTGGAATCCTCGCAGCGTTAGGTGATGCTAAGATTGATTCTCTTGTAGATCATTTGAGGAATAAGAAATTTAATGATGTTAAGAAGTGGGTTACTCAGAATATAGATAGTGATCCTACTTCTATAATGAGGAAACTGTATGATAATCTTTCTACTGTTATGGAAGGACCAAGTGTTGCTGCTGCTGTACTTATTATTGCAGAGTATCAATACAAGTCTGCTTTTGTTGTAGATCAGGAAATTAATTTATTAGCATGTCTTACACAGATAATGCTGGAGTGTAATTTTAAATGACTAAGTTTGGGCATGTGAGAACTGAATGGACTGGATCTGATCCAGATATACCTGTTGTTCAACAACGTAAAGTTAATGGTATTGAGGTATTAGAAAATCCTAAAACAACACATTATCTTAGATGGAAAAAGTGGGTTCTTTCAAATACCTTTCCTTGGCACTGTTACAAGAAACAACAACCAGATAGTTTTCATAAGACTGATCCAGATTCTAAGACTAGGTTTTATCATCCTAAAATGAATGTGAATAAGATGGGTCATGCTCAGACTTTTATACATCCATTATTAGGAAGACCAAATGATGATGAACCATTTCCACAACCATTAGCATCCTTTCCAGATGGATTAAGAGTAGTTAAAGAAATATTTCAACATAATAATATAAGAATTAATTGTTTATATAGGATGGCTGTTAACATGGTTCCACCAGATCCGAATGTTGAAACAACATTCATTCATGTGGATCATGGTTATCCTCATCTCAATATGTTAGTGTATCTAACATCTGCTGGAGGAGAAACTATTTTGGAAAATGATTATCATGATCCAAAAGAAGATGATATAATTATCTTTGAAGGATATCACACTCACAATGTTCCTAAGAAAGATAATAGAATTATCTTAGTTACAACTTTCTTTTAATTATGTCAGACAAAATTACTAAAGCACGAAATCAAGTTAAGTCCAGATTCTATTATATATTCTGGGGTGTAGCAACAGTATCTGTAGTATTTGGTCAACTATATGTTGGATCTGGATATAGGATGTTTGCTAGATCATTAAATAGAATATTCGATACTATCGAAGTAGAAGTAGGTCAAGATTACAGGAGGTATTACTGATGATTATAGTATTCATCATAGTAGGTTTACTACTGTTTGTTATGGGGTATGGTATTTACCTTACCTTTGGTCCTGGAAAAGAAAATTTACGTGATCCTATTGACGAGCATGCTAAAATGCATGAGCTAGGAATAGCACACGGTCACACTCCCAAAGGGATTATTAAAAAATGAGATTAACTCAAAAAGTAATTGAAGAAATTCAATTAGCAATGACTCACACCAAAATGAATGGTGAAACCAATTGGAAGGATGGTGATGAGATTGAAGTGTGTCTTGGTGGCACATTTGCTGGTGATAAGTTTATAGCAATTCATAACAGAACACGCAGCAACACTACCAAGAGATGAAAACTCCTGAAGAGTATTTCTTAATTGGTTTGATACTCCTTGACGAGTTTGTAAAAAGAACTTTGATGGGATTGTATTACACTTGGCAGAAATATGATTATTGGAGTCACAATAGAGCAGTAGCAAAGGCAGCTAGAGATGCCGAATTAAATCCCCCAACATTTCCTGATTATGAAGTCCCTGAAAACACCCCTTAGATATCCTGGTGGTAAGTCACGTGCCATCACTAAGATGTCACGATATCTACCAGAGATGAGTATGTACAATGAGTATAGAGAACCTTTTCTTGGAGGTGGTTCTGTTGCTCTATACATGACAAAGCAGTATCCTCACTTGAAGATATGGGTAAATGATTTGTATGAACCTTTAGCAAATTTTTGGCAAACATTACAACATGAAGGAAATGAAATTGCGTCCAGACTCAGAACTTTTAAAACAGCATACGATACTCCAGAAAAGGCAAAAGAACTTTTTTTGGAAAGTAAGGAATTGGTTAACGATACCTCAGCCAGTCTCACCACTCGTGCTGTTAGTTTTTATATTGTTAATAAGTGTTCTTTCTCTGGTCTCACCGAATCGAGTTCCTTCTCCAAACAAGCCAGTCAATCAAACTTCAGTATACGAGGCATAGATAAGTTACCAGAGTATTCAAAGTTAATACAGCATTGGAAAATAACCAATCAGTCTTATGAAGATTTACTGACTGATAATAAAAATGTCTTTACTTATTTTGATCCTCCATATGAGATTGGAGTACCTATCTATGGTAAGAGAGGTGAGATGCATAAGTATTTTGATCATGATAAGTTTGCAGCAGATTGTGATGGACAGACTAACCATCAGATGATATCATACAATAGTACTCAGGTTATACGTAATCGATTTAAAGATTGGTATGCTGCTGAATATGATTTAACTTATAGTATGCGTTCTACAGGTGATTATATGAAGAACCAACAAGAACGTAAAGAACTAGTTCTAACTAACTATGCCATATGATGATCGTTATCCTCTTAAGGATTATTTGAACAGTATTAATTCCAATAAGGAAGATCTTATGCAAGATGATCCTGGTTGGGAAAAGAACTATTCTCCTTATATCATTAACAAATGTTTGTCTCACCATATGGACACACTAGCATTTGCTAATGAGATGAATCGTTATCCTAACTTGGATAAGAAATTGCAATATTCATTTTATCTAAATACAGTGAGACCTAAGAAGAGATTCTCTCCTTGGGGTAAGAAAGAAAAGGTGAAAGATCTTGACCTTGTGAAAAAATACTATGGTTATAGTAATGAAAAAGCGATTCAAGCCTTAAGGATCTTAACTCCAGACCAACTTAATTACATTAAAGAAAAACTGAATAAAGGAGGTAAGAAATGACTGAAGTTGAAGTCCAGTGGACTAAAGACGATATGGTAGAAGTGAGTTTGAAAGAACCAGATGATTTTCTGAAAGTTCGTGAAACTCTTACTCGTATAGGTGTAGCATCTCGTAAAGAAAAGAAGTTATATCAATCGTGTCACATCCTTCATAAGAAGGGACAGTATTACATAGTTCATTTTAAAGAACTATTTGCTTTAGATGGTAAGAAAGCAAATCTTTCTGACAATGATCTACAGAGAAGAAATAGAATTATAAGACTACTATCTGATTGGGGTTTAGTTAACGTTGTTAAAGAATCTGCAATTGCTAATGCTGCACCTCTTAGTCAGATAAAAGTTATTGCCTATAAGGAAAAGGGTGAATGGACTCTTGAGTCTAAGTATAATATTGGTAAGAAGAAGCAACCTACAACTGTATAAATAGGGCCAGTTGTTAAAAATATATGGCTGAAGAAATCCTAGATGATAAAGTAGAAGATGTTGTCGAGGAGAAGAAGAAAGGTGTTCTTGGTAAAGTCAAGGATGCTATACTTCCAGATCCCGAAGAACAAGCTGCAATCATCTCAACAATGGTCAGGATCACTGTGTTGGCCTGGTCTGGTGGAATATTGACTTTGAATTACGTTGCTATACCAGGTGTTCCACAACAAAAAATTGATCCAACTTTTATAGCTTCGGTGTTTACTGGGGTTTTAGCTAGCTTCGGAATTCAGACAGCCAGCAAGAAAGGTGACGGCACTATGAAGATGAACGGCAACGGCAACGGTAGTCCTGCTGGTCCTCCTCCACCAACTGCAAAAGAGATTGAGCAGATTGTAGCAAAGGCAAGTGCTGGTGGTCCTGTTCAAACAATTAGAATTGAACAAGCACCTCTCAAGATAACTACTGATTCAAAAGAATCATATAAAATGTAAGGAGTAAAAATTATGCAAAAAATTGTAAATGGAATCGCTATTGCAAGTGGTGTTATATCTGTCACCCTCGTTGGTACTATTGGGGTTGTATATCTCAATAAGGATGCTATTATCGATAACATCAAAAAACAAGCAATTGAAGCAGTAACAGGAGGTCTAGGTGGTGCTGGTCTAGGTGGTGCTCTCACAGGAGATGTAGGTCTTCCTGCACCTCAAGCATCTGCACCTCAAGGTTCTAGTCTAGGTCTTCCTGTTCCTGGCGGATTCTAATGGACTTACAAAAGATTGCTTCAACTGGTACAGCAGTTGTTGTAGTCGGTACTGGTGCAGTAGTCGGTGGCAATGCTGCCATCGACAACTATACTGGTGGTCCTGAAAAAAGAGAAACTGCTAAGGTAGAACAAATAAGAAAGATAGTAGCAGAAGAAGTATACTATCAATTGCTTAAAGCATACCCACCTGAAACTGGTAATGTAAAAGGATACAAACCACCAGTTCAAGATTACAAACAACAGATACCAAAATAGTTATGGACAAGGATATCGATCTAGAACAGAGTACTCAGATAGCAGCTCTGGAAAAAGACATAGAACTTCTTCGTGGAGAGGTTGCTAAGTATAAAGACAAGGAACATGAACAGTTCGATAGTAGAATTAATAAATTAGAGAAGTGGGTGTGGGGTTGTAGTGCAGTCATTGCCTGTGTAGTTACTGTTGGTGGTATTATTCCTAAGTTCATTGATGTCAGTGCCAATACTGCGGAAAATAATAGAAAGTTCATTGATGCAGTTGTAATACCTTCCTTGAAGAAGTCTGGGTGGGAATCACAATTCTTTGAATCATGGGATAGAAAAGGAGCTTGGGAACAGTACAATTAATAGAATGGAAACTTACTTATGGATCCTATTCGTGGCATACGTGACATTACTCTTGGTGGATTTAATATTCCTAACATCGTGGTCAGGCAACCCTCCGTTAATATTGGAGGCGTTTGGATAAAGAAACCCTTTCTAAGGGATATTGATAGTGTAACCATAGCAGATAATAGAACTTGGATTACAGATGTACCACAGGCGATTCCTCCAGTCGTTCCTGTTACTATTAATGCTGGTACTCCTGTAGTTGATATGCCTGGTTGCGTTAAGGTACATAAAGAGAACGCAAGGAGACCACCAAATAAAAGTAAGTCCTTAGTTAATGATGATCCTAAGCAGAATGTAGTTCTTTGTGATGGTGGTATGCCATACTTTGAACCACCAGAATATGATTATAGAGACTTAACATGGCAGACGGTTAATCCAAATAAAGAAGAAGTTGATGAGGGTGTTAATACAGATGAGCCTCCAGCACCTGATCTAGACACTCCAGAACCGCCTCCAGCAGGGGGTAATACTAATGAACCTGTAGAATGTCCTCCACTTAATGCAAGGAGGGTTGGTGATTTATCTGCTAATGGAAAAGAAAAGATAAAAGAATATAAGTTAACACCTGATGGTAGGATATGTGAAACCATATGGGAACCAGTCCCAGTAGTGGAACAGTACTTACCAGCTATGGGAACAGTAACGACTACAGCAACTATTGGTGCTGTGGCTGCTACATCTGCCCTACTTGCCAAACCCCTAGCGGACCTTCTTTTGAAGGTGATAAAACCTGTGGTAAAGAAGGTAGTAGGGAAAGTGAAGAAGCTTCTTGGGAAGAAGGAGAAGGTTCTATCTCGAAGGGAGCGTCTATTGAAACAGAGGGAAGCTGTTGCTGCTGTGAAGGCTGCTCGGAAGTTGAAGGGGGGGTAAATTTAAGATTGGGCATCTCATGTGTATGAGGCATAATCTTTCCACCTGGTGCAGTAACCATTACGTCAGCACATATAGAATAGTATGGTGACTTAGGATGGAACATGATACCAGCCTTCTTGAGTTCGCCACAATTTTTAAGACGAGCTAATTCAAAATCTAATCTTTTGTTGGCAGTCAATTGAGTTTGCATTGCTATCTGAGCATTTGCAGCTTCATGACATTGCTTCTGGAATTTTCTATTTAATGGTATTGATAGTGTAGCAGAGAGGCCAGCATTAAAGGACTGGTTTGCTTTCATGTCTGTACGAATAGGTTTATACCAAGTAGGTGTCATAGACCCACCGTTATTAATTACGTCTGGTATACCATCAGCAGCAGGTACATCTATTTCTATCTCTATACTTTCACCATCTTCAAACCATCTAGTACCATCATCTTTAGTTCTTGTATCGTACCATTCTTCCCAAGGGTAGTTCTTTACACTCACTGTTTGTTTAACAGTCTTACCCTCTACGTCAGTCATATTGTATTGTGGTTCATCATAGAAGTCCTCCCAAGGATCTTTACGTGAATCAGCAAACTGTATGTATGGAGTGAGGTTAAACGTAGCTCCTTGACATTGCACTCCACCACCGTAGGTATTCGTTATGTATGGACCTTGTAAAACTTGTATTGCCTGGTTCGTTACTGAGCCCGACGAGTTGGCGATTGGATTAGCTGTTGCACTTACACCCCCTACACCTTCCGCCAGTGTGACAGGGGCAATCGCAAGATTTGATAGACATAATGCTGCTATTGGGTAAAGGTTGAAGTTGTGTCTGTGACACTTTTTATTTCTGTTGTTCTTTGGATGATTGTTTGATTGGTCATCCCTGGTCCTTGATACGTTTGCACGAAACTGAACGCCTCTCCTGGAGTTGTTATCGTGAAGTCTGAACCTGTACCAAGGTTTAATGAATCGAAGGAACTTGTTACGGCTCCTGTTATTGTTGCTCCATTCGTCGATGTTCCCGACGTTGAAGGTTGTATTGTCACTGTTGATGTGTTCACGTTGGGGTTTAATGGTTGTCCGTCGTTGGATATTCCATGGCCCGATACTGAGTATTCCCATCCTGTCCTATAATCTATAGAGTTTATTGTCTCTGTGACTGTGCTTTCAGTCTCAGTATGACTCGTCATCGAGCCCTGTTGGAAGTTGGGGACCACAGGGACCGCCATAGCAGGTGCAGCACCGACACTTGCACTTACCACAGCAATCACATATGGGACATTCTTCAACTTCATCATCTTTCTTAAAGAGTTTAAGTAGATTAAACAAAACTACCTCACGGTAATTTCTGATACAAATTGTCCTGTAGCTGAAGTTCCAGCTCCACCAGCCGTTAAAGTCATCACACCAGCAGAGGTGATCGTACCAGCTAAGTCTCCCTTAACTCCACCAGATGACGT